TGAGCCAATGGTTATGGTTGTTGCAGTGGACTTGCCTGTGATTGTGTCTAGTATTACTTCACTCATCTCTAACCCTTCGGATACTTATCTTTAACTGCTTTGATAGTTTTTTTCCAACCATCTATACCATTGTGATATAGGTCATCTAATTGGTCTGCTATTGATGGATATTCAGATGCTCTGTTTCTTTGATATTCTTTAGCTTTATAGTCAGCTTGTAGCTCTGCTTGTTTTGCAGTAATTTGACTCCATGTAACACCAAAGTCAGAAGGGTTTGAACTTTCAATACCCCTATCTTTTTCATCAACTCCTGTGATTTTTTTAAAACTACTATTGAACTCAGCTTCACTTGAAGGCTCTCCTGTCATTGTCCATTCAGTAATATTTAAAGCTATAAGAGCATCTTTTACACTTGCCATTTTTTTATCCTGCTATTTCATAAAGAGTTATGAAGCCTTGTCTGCCATAACTACTATTGTTGAAGTCAACACTACCTCCACCTGTCAACTTGCACTCTAAACCATAAGTCGTTGCACTAGTTGTATTTGGTGTATCCAAAAAACTACCTGAACCAAAAGCCATAAATCTATCACTCGCATGTGCATTAAAATTAGCTGCAATTCCATAATCAGCACCATCGGTTATTAAAACTGTATCACCAGTAACTCTCATGAGTCTTACAGCAGCACCTCGCCATGCATTAATATTCCATGCTGCCCTAAAAATATGGTAGCCAAAATGAATTAAAATTTTACTTGATGTACTGCTAGGTGTTATCGCTGTATCATAACCATTAAATTTAGCGTATGAAGTTGAAGTAACTCCTTGAGTAGTTTGTGCTTGTGTATGCACAATTTGCAAAACATTACCTGTAATGTTTAAACCAACATCACTTGCTTTTGGCACTGCACCTGCACGAGTCTTTATTGTATCTACTCTAATCTCGCTCATGATATCACCAACCTTCCACCACTATTAACTGTCAATGTTACACTACTATCTATTGTAAACGGACCAGTTACTTGTGCATTTTCTGTAGCTAATATTGTTGTATTTGCAGTTAAGTTTTGTGCATTTGTTCTAAACAAACCACCTGCCTTAAAATTACCTTTGTTCTCATCTGCTGGTGTAACTGTGCCTGTCTGTGGTGCTAAAAAGTTTACAAATATATTTGCAGTTCCAGAACTAGGTGCAGCCGTAAATGTCAAAGTTGTGCCATCTGGAATTGTATATGCTGATGTATCTTGTACAACACCATCTACAGATACAAGCACATCTTGCACTGAACTTACTGTTCTGTTTAATGTAAATGTAGTATCTGAGTTATCGCCATTAAATCTTTGCACGGCAGTTGTAGCCTCAAAGGTTGTAACTGGTGACTTACCAACAAAAGGCATTATGTAATCTCCATATAAGATAGAGCAACATCTGTTGCACCTGTTGCAGATACTGATATGCTATCTGTTGTTTCTAACACAACTTTGTTACCAGCCAAAAGTTCTAATGATGATCCTGCTGGGATGGGAGCATTGGTAATAAGTTCAACTGTTTGGTTTACTTCATCATTAGCATTTGTTCTGTTAGCTGTGTCAGATGTTAATGTTACAGTTGCAGTAACTTGACTTGTTGTTGTGTTTCCTAATATCAAACCTAGTATTATCGTAGTTGTGCTACTAGCTACTGTGTAGATTACATCTGCACTTGTTACCCCTGCTTTGCTTGATAATTTAAAAGTATTTGCCATGTTATCATCCTAACGCTATTGCTAAAGCTGTTGCCTCATTTGCTGCATCTGTAGCACTTGTTGCACCTATATCACTTAATAATTCACTAGCACTTCTGCCTTCTATGCTTGTACCATCAACTCTCAAAAAATCATTATCGGCTATTCCACTTGTTGCAACTAACACATTGCCATTTGATATACCTGTTGATAGGGTAGCTGTTGTAGTTACTGGTGTTCCATTAAGTGTGATAGCATCTGCCTCTAGAGTGCCATCAAAGTCACCATCAACTGCATCTATATTACCCTTAAATATTGTAGATGTAACTGTGCCAGTGCTTGGATTGTAAGTTAAATTACCATCCATCTCCAAACCAACATTACCAGTGCTAGATGTAGCATCTTCAACAAATGTAATTAAGTTTTCTTCGTCTGTGCTTTCATTGTCTGTAACTGTTACATGTGCTGCATTGGTAGCATTAGTCGCATTAGTTACAGTTACACCTGCAATAACTGTGTTTAATGCAGTTCCGTTTACTGTAATTGCATCAGCTTCTAATGTGCCGTCTACATCTACATCACCAGATATATCCAAGTCTGCCATTGTTGCAGTGCCAGTAATGGTTGGTGCAGTCAAAGTTTTGTTTGTTAATGTTTGTGTAATATCTACAGCAACTAAATCTTGTGTATCACTACTACCACTACTTGGAAGTCGTAAAGTATTACTTGCACTTACTGAATGTGGCTGTGGCTGTAATGTTTGGAAGTGAGCATTTGATACTTCACAATACATTTTTAAAGAAGCCGGTGATCCACTATTAGATTTAAAATCAATCACACCACCTAAAACTGTTAAATCATCTCCTACAGATAAATCTGCTCCTAATGTGGCATTACCACTAGCATCTAAAAACACTGATTTAGAGGCAGGTATTGTACAAAAGATTGTCTTTGTACCTGCACTAAAATTTACAGCACTGTCACTATTAGAGCTACTTATAGGTGTTCTAGCTAAAGTGCTAGAATCACTATTTAATGTGCCTAAGCCGACTTCAAATTCAGAAGTTCCGGGCAAAACTATAGCATAATATGTTGTGTTGCTATTACCTATGCCTGCACCAAAAGTCTCAAAACCTGTGACTGCACCGCCTAATGTAAGTGTGCCTGTGCCAGTTGTAGTTGTAGTTTCTTTTACTCTGTCGTTTAATACTAATGCCATTATTTAAGCTCTATTGTTAAGTTACCAGCATTTATTCTAAATATATCACCACTTGCTATAGCCTTACTTGCATCTAATGCTCCTATAAATAGTACATTACCACCAGAGCCTACAACATCTAATGAGTTACTTACATGAGTTGCTACAAAAACATGAGTAATTGTGTTGTTTGTGCCTCCAGATGCTGGAAATTCTATGTTAGCTGCATTAGTGCAGCTTTGTGTATTTGCAGATTCTGTTGTTAATGTCCATC